AGTAGAAAAAATAAAATAGCTCATATTAAAAAGTATTTTAAATATTTGAGAACTTCAGGAACAACACCCGAAGGATTATGTTATCAAGCTATTATGGATAAAATAAGTAGTGGTTCTAATGAAAAAGAATCTTACTTCTTAAACTTTTCAGATGGAATGCCTATGTTTAGTAATGGTACAATTAGGTATTATAATGAACAAGCAATTAAACATACCAAAAAAATGATGAAAGAAATTCGTGGTAAGGGTGTTAAAGTTCTTAGTTATTTTATTGGAGATTCTGATTATACAAGAGATACTACTAAAGAAGCATTTAAAGCAATGTATGGAAAAGATGCTAAGTTCATTGATGTAACTTCTGTTGGGGCTGTGGCTAAAACAATGAATAAAAAGTTTTTATCCAAATAAAAAAAATACACTTTTCAAGAATTAGTTTATATATATTATTGTAGGTTATAATGAAATAACTACAAATTGAATAATAAAAAATAAAGCATAATATAGGAGATTAAAAAATGGATATTAATGCAATCAAAGCAAGGTTATCGCAACTTCAAGACTCAAATACTCGTGTAAGCAATCTATGGAAACCACCCGCTGGGCAGACTCAAATTAGAATTGTTCCGTATTTGCATAATAAAGACAACCCATTTATTGAGTTGTTTTTTCATTATCAAATAGGCTCGAAGAATTACCTTTCACCAATTTCAAACGGTCGTCCAGATCCAATCGAAGAGTTTTCTCAAAAACTCAAAGAAGGTGGTAGTAGAGATGATTATCAAATTGGTAAAAAATTGGAAGCAAAAATGAGAACTTTTGCACCAGTTGTAGTTCGTGGTCAAGAATCTGAAGGTGTTAAGTTCTGGGGATTTGGAAAGACAGTTTATCAAGAACTACTTTCTATTAATACAGATCCTGATTACTTTGATATTACAGATGCTATGAATGGTCGTGATATTGTAGTCGAGTTTAAAACTGCTGAAGAACTGGGCACGGCTTTCCCTAAAACAAATATTAGGGTTAAACCAAACCAAACTCCAATTACAGAAGATGCAAATCTTATGGAAAAACTTTTGAATAATCAGAAGAATTTGAATGAAATCTATAAAGAACAATCGTATGAAGAATTAACTTCAGTTCTTGAATCTTGGATTTCAGGAAAATCAGAAGATGCAGGTGAAGAATCGAAAGAAACTTCTAAGCCTGCTCCTGCACCAGTTGCTGAAACTAGTACAAATACTGTTTTATCTGCAACAGATGCATTTGACGATTTATTTAATAGTTAATAACATAAATTCGGGGGGTGGCAACATCCCCCAATTTTAATTTAGGAGTTTTATATGAGTACAAGAGACGATCTTGCTGCTGTATTAGCAGAAAATTTAAACAAACAATTTAAAGATACCGATCAAGTTGCTTATTTCTTAGATAGTGGAACAGGAACACCAACAGATATAAAGGAATTTATTTCTACAGGTTCTACATTATTAGATTTAGCAATATCAAATAAACCTAATGGTGGAATTGCTGTAGGTAGAATTACAGAAATCAATGGATTGGAATCGAGTGGAAAATCATTAATTGGTGCACACATTTTAGCTGAAACTCAGAAAAAGGGTGGTGTAGCAGTTTATATAGATACTGAAACATCAGTTAGTCAAGACTTTTTAAAAGTTATTGGTGTAGATGTAAGCAGTATGTTGTATTTACATTTAGAAACAGTAGAAGATATTTTTGAGGCTATAGAACATATAGTAGCTAAAGTTCGTGAATCAGATAAAGATAGATTAGTAACAATCTTGGTTGATTCAGTAGCAGCCGCATCTACGAAAGTAGAAATGCAAGCAGACTTTGATAAGGATGGTTGGGCAACGGCAAAAGCAATCATTATATCTAAAGCAATGAGAAAAATTACTCAAATGATAGGTAGACAAAAAGTAGCTCTTGTGTTTACAAACCAATTGAGACAAAAATTGGGTGTTATGTTTGGTGACCCTTGGACAACAAGTGGTGGAAAAGCATTACCATTCCATGCATCTACGAGAGTTAGGTTAAAGAACAAAGGCCAAATAAAAGATGCTAAAAAGAATGTTATTGGAATGACTATTTTGTCGCAGGTTATAAAGAATAGATTGGGACCTCCATTGAGAAAAGCGGAGTTTCCACTTTATTTTGAGAGTGGAATTGATGATGTAGGTAGCTGGTTAACTGTAATGAAAGATTACAAACTTGTAAAGCAAGCTGGGGCTTGGTATAACCTTATTGATAATTTAGGAAACGAACACAAATTTCAATCTAAAGATTTTAAGCAATTACTTGCTGATGTTGATGGTTTAAAAGAACATTTATATGAATTGATATGTGAAAAATTAATTTTAAAATATGATATGGATGAATTAGGGATTGATGATGTTGTAATGACTGAGGATGGAATGGATGAACTCTAATGATTATGTATCAATTTTAAATCAGATTAAAGATAAATCAAAAGTAGATATTTATGGCGGTGATGTAGATGATAAAGTACTTCTTATAGATGGATTAAACACATTTATCCGAGTCTTTAGTGTATTTCCAAGTACCAATGAAAATGGAATACACGTCGGAGGAATTGTTGGATTTTTAAGAAGTATAGGTTATGCAATTCGAATGTTAGCACCAACGCGAGTTGTAATAGTATTTGATGGTAAGGGAGGATCTACACGCCGCCGTAAATTTTATCCAGAATATAAAAAACGTAGAAGAGGTACTATACGAGTAAATAGAGCTGAAGGATTAGATTCTGATGATGAAAAAATAAATATGATAACTCAATTAAAGCGGTTATTAAATTATCTTGAGTTGTTACCTATAAGTGTTGTATCAGTAGATAATATAGAGGCGGATGATGTTATAGCATATTATGTAATGAATAAATTTAAAAAATCTATAATAATGTCAACTGATAAAGATTTTTTACAATTAGTTTCAGATACTATAAAAATTTGGAGTCCAGTTAGAAAAAAATTATATGATGTAGATGCTATTGTAGAGGAATATAAAATTCATCCTAAAAACTTTATATATTATAAAATATTAGATGGAGATAAATCTGATAATGTACCTGGTGTACCGAGATTTGGATTAAAAACTATTATAAAGAAGTTTCCTGAATTAATAGAGGCAGAAGATTATACTTTAGATAAGTTAAAAGCAACGTTAACAGAACATACAGAATTGATTGATAGAAATCATAAATTAATGCAACTTGAAGATGTAGATATTAGTGGAACAACAAAAGTGAAGTTATTAAATCATTTAGATAATAATAAACCTCAATTACAAAAGTATAATTTTGAAAAATTATTTATGGAAGATCGATTATTTACTAATTTACCTAATATTGATAGTTGGCTCAATCAACATTTTTTAAGATTAGATGGATATATGAAAAAATAAAAGTTTATTGTGGGTAGAAAAAGAATATATAAAACTGACGATGAAAAGCTTGAAGCTCAACGACGTTGGAATATGGAATATTATAAACGTAATAGAGATTTGATTAGAAAGAAGGCAGTAGCTCGATATAGAAAGAAAAAAATAAAATTAGTAAGCAAGGATTTATACGGGGAAGATCAAAATAGTGGATAATACAGATACATTAAGTAAGTTCGGAACATCATTTCAGAAAAAGATAATTACTTCACTTTTATTTAGAAAAACATTTTTACAATCAATATTTGATATATTAGATTCAAAGATATTTGATAGTGAGGCTGATAGATGGTTAGTTAATAATATCAAAAAATATTTTTTAGAATTTAAAAAGAGTCCTACATTAGAAGCGTTAAAAATAATAATAGAAGATTTAGATAATGATATTTTAAAAACGTCTGTTATACACAATCTTAAAGAAGTTTATAATAGTAGAGAAGCTACAGATTTAGAGTTTGTTGAAAAAACAATACTTGAATTTTGTAGAAATCAGACATTAAAAAATGCAATTTTGAAATCAGTAGATTTATTACAGATTGGTGAGTATGAACAAATAAAAGCAGTAATTGATGGTGCTATGAAAGCAGGAAGTACTGCTGATTTAGGACACGATTATACTAAAAATGTATTAGGTAGATTTGAAGAATCCGCTAGAACAACTGTTAAAACTCCTTGGGATGTAATTAATGAAGTTATGGATGGTGGACTTGGTAAAGGAGAGTTGGGTGTTATTGTGGCACCTGCTGGTATTGGTAAGACGTGGATGTTACAATGTATAGGAAATGGTTGTATTAAGAATGGATTAACTGTAATACATTATACATTAGAATTAAATCAGGCATATGTTGGATTGAGATATGATACTATATTAACAGGAATACCTACTGCAAATTTAAAATATAGTATTGAAGAAGTAGAGAAACAAGTTAATAAGTTAACGGGCAATTTAATTATTAAACATTATCCTACTAGAAGTGCAAGCGTACAAACACTTTCAGCACATTTAAATCAATTAGAAATACAAGGTATTATTCCCGATGTAATAATTGTAGATTATGCAGATATTTTAAGAGATATGAGTGGAATAAAAGAGTATAGGTTAGCATTGGGAAATATATATGAAGATTTAAGAGGTATGGCAGGAGAGTATAATATACCAATATGGACTGCATCTCAAGCGAATAGAAGTTCATTAGAAGAGGATGTAATTGAAGCTGATAAAGTTGCTGAAGCATATAGTAAAGTTATGACGGCAGATTTTATTATGTCAGTAAGTAGAAAAGCAACTGATAAGATAGCTAATACAGGTAGAGTTCATGTTATTAAAAATAGATTTGGTATAGATGGTGTTACATATCCTGCAAACATTAATACTAATGTTGGTACTATAGAAATTTTTGAAGGAAATTCGTGGCAAGGAAAAGAGCAAACAAATAAAATGGATTCAGATGAGTTGTTGACGGGCTTTTTAAAAAATAAGTATGATGATTTTAAAACCTCTGAAAAAAAACTTGAGGGATTTGAATAAAGTCTTAAAATGATTTGAATATATATTATAGTTAATAGTGTAAGTGAAGTTTATATAACGTAGTTTTTAAAAATATGGAGTTTTGAATGGAAAGATTCAAGTTGTCTGATAATTTTGTAAGTAAGTATAAAAGGAAAAAACCACCATTTGGTTTCAATGGTTTAGGTGAATTAGTTTATATGAGAACATATTCTCGCATTAAAGAAAACGGTAAAAATGAAAGATGGTGGGAAACAGTTCGTAGGGTTGTAGAAGGTACTTACTCGATGCAAAAAAATCATATTGATAATTATCAATTAGGATGGAATGCCTGGCAAGCTCAAGCATCAGCACAAGAGATGTATGAGAGAATGTTTACTATGAAATTCTTACCGCCTGGTCGTGGTTTGTGGGCTATGGGAACACCAATCACAGAAGAGAAAGGATTATATGCTGCACTTAATAACTGTGCATTTGTATCTACTAAAACACTTAAAGAAGATTATTCAAAACCATTTTGTTTTTTAATG